CCAATGTATATGAAGGTGGGTGCCCTATCTGTAGAGAAGGTAAGTCTTGGAATAAAAAAAGAAGACTTTATTATATAGTAAAAGAAGATCATATATTTTGTCACAATTGTGGTTGGAGCGGATCTCCGATTAAATGGGTTCAAGAAGTAACAGGGAAGAATTATATTGATATAGTTAATGAGTGTAAAAATATAGACATAATCAATATCCCTGTTACTCAAGAAGATAAACTTATACCTGATAAGCCTCCACCGTCTCTTCCAGGCGATTGTATTAATTTATATGACAAAGCTCAATGTAGTTTTTATAGTCATGATACTATGGTGACATACGCTATAATTACATGTAAAGAAAGAAGACTACTAACAGCGGTTAATAAGCCTAAATCTTTATGGTTTAGTAGAAATGATTTTGTACATAAAAACAGAATAATAATACCATTTTATGATAAAAATGAAATTATTTTTTATCAATCAAGAAAATTAAAACAAAACAAAAAAGATACTAAGCCAAAATATCTATCAAAAATCGGTGCTGATAAAACAATATTTAATATTGATAAAATAAAAAATAATTTAGAATATATTTTTATATTCGAAGGTCCAATAGATAGTTTTTTTGCTAAAAACGGAGTCGCAGTAGGTGGAATTAGTAAAGGTAAATCCTGCTTCACTAAACGCCAACAGCAACAAATAACTCAAAAACCATTTCATAAACGTATTTGGGTACTAGATAACCAACAATGCGATCAAACTGCAAAAGAAAAAACTATATCGTTATTAAGTCAAGGTGAGAAATGCTTTATATGGCCTAAAGAATTATCACAATACAAAGATTTCAATGACTTATGTATAGAAATAAATCGTGATGAAATTTCATCACGATTTATAATTAAAAATAGTTACGAAGAATTAAAAGGTAAGTTATTACTATCTCAAATATAACCTATCTTTCTATACTCATCAAATCGCGCACCGAATTTTTTCTTTAACGCATCATCCGGATCGACCGCTGGCGTAGCAGCGGTCGCTGCTGCTTCAGCAGCCTCAGCTTCAGCAGCTTCACGAGCAGCCTTTTTCCTAGCGCGTTTAGCAACAATTCGAGCTTCCTCTGCTTCTGCTGCCTCCTTAGCCGCCGTAGCTTCAGCATCACGTGCATCTTGATCAGCAGTATTAGCTTCGGCAGCTTCTTGAGCAGCAACTACTTCTAATTCTTCTTTTGTTATATTGTCGTCGACCATGTTATAATTATTTATGTTTCTCTATATATAAGTTTTTAAAAATTTGATTTAAACTCGCTAATCTCTCACATACATCAAGAACTTCACCCTTTGTTGCATCTGACACATCAGCAAAAATAGTACCCACTTTATTATCTGTTCTTAATTTACCTAAAATACTCTCAATACCGCCATTTAGATACTCTAATACATCATCAATATTACCAATCCATTCTTGTAAATCCGCTAATTCTTCAAGCTCGTTCGGATGCTGATCTACTACATCTTCAAAATCATCAGCCGATTCCGGTTCATCTAAAGCATTCGTAAAAGATTGCTGATCATCCTCTGGGCCTGCATCAACTGCCGGTGCCACAGAAGGTGCAGCAGCACCGAATTCATCCTCTTTAAGTAAAGATAAAAATTTATTTTTAAACTTTCCCATGTAACTATTTATTAAATACTTATGATGAAAGGCATACTTTTTGAAGATTTATATAAGTACACTAACAAGTACTGGAAAGACGTAAAGTCTAGACACGTTCGACCGACTACAAAAACGTTAGCTGATATCGCAAAAGCAAGCCCAGAGACTTACAATAAAGTAAAAGCTGATCTCGTACCTTTTCCTGGTGATCATTTAATCGAACAATTAGGTCATGCGTTTAAAAATATATCAGACGCGACTATGCTAATAACTCAGCTTTTCGAAAATCCTTCTGTACACTTAGATGAAAAAATTGTCAAATCCGCGACTTTAAAGTTGCAAAAAATTCAAGATCTTATAAAATCTGTATCGGAAGATTTAGATCATGACGAAACAGATAGTTAAAAGTTTATTTATTGTTTTTATAATTTCAATTTCAGTAGGCTGTATAACATTTTTATTCTACCCTTCTCTTACTACGTTTTTAAGAGTAATAACAGGGCTAACCGGAGTTCAAATAGTATTCTTTTTTTTATATAATAATATTCTTAGATATATTACTCGATTAAATCTCGAGAAAGAAGCATTAATATTATCTCAATTAGCTGAGCAGAATCGAACTTTAGCTGAATGTCAAGGATGTAAAATAATGAATGATGTATATATTACTTTAACAGGAGAAAATGAATTTAATTGTGAAGAGTGTAATGCACTTAATAAAGTCCAAATAGATATTAATACTATTCTCCCGACAACTCCAATTCAGAGCCAAATTTATGACAAATAACTCAACAACAGATCCTATAGTGGCAAAAGATTATTCACAACTTGCGAGGTGGTTGTGCTTATTTGAAGCTGTAAATATTATCTCCGATAAAGCGAAAAAAATAGGATCTACTGAAGATTGCTTAAAGCCGATCCCTATTAACAAATATATAAACGAGAGATTTCATTCTGTACTAAAAGATGTAGAATATGAGTTTAATAATAATCTCCATACACATCGTCATTAGTACCATATTCATTAAAATAAGACGCCTGTTCAGTATCTATATCATTAATATAATCTGTCTCAATAGCAGTTAAAGGACCAACACCTGACGTATCAACTACTTGCGTAGACTTCGACTCGGTAGTTAATCCAGGTAGGAATGTATGATCGTTGCGCCGCGCTCGAAGTTTAAATACATAATGTCCTTGTAATTGATTTATCTCTCCAATATTCTCATCTAATCGCTCAGTAATCTCAAATATTTTCCCGTTACGACCGGCAGGGCGATCATCACCATATTCAATTAATTGAAATACATCACCAGCATTTGGCTCTGTAACTGTCGAACTAGCATAATAAGAAGAAAGAGTTTTTTGATACGTTTCAATATCTATTATAGCTGCTAATTCATCATCAGATATTAAACCATATTGAGAGTACGTTATAGCACCATCCGTTAAATCTATCAACATAGTAAATGTTTGCGGAACTTGATATCCTTCATATGGATTCTCTCCATACACTTTATCAGTTTTACTTAGATCAAATTTTCGAACATAATAATTAACACTAGTCCCATATAATCTTACTTGCTCTTTCCACCATCTCTTATATGTCTGATTACGCTCGTTTGTACCTAGCGACTTATTATTAAACCTAGTAATATCCTCAGCGTCGCTATGATAGTTAACTGCAGTTACTGTATCTGTGCTCCATGCTGATGCCATTATTTTTTAATATAATATTGATTATTTGCAACGTAAAATGTTATTCCAGTATTACCTAAATTTCTAGACCCGTTTTCTTCAAGATCGGTAATTTTAAATAATTGTTTTATTTCCTGTACTTCTTGATCATTTAAAAGATATGTTCCGTTTTTTGATGCTTTTAACGATTTTAATTTATGAGGATATCTTGCATTAGCCCGGTGACTTGCTGGTAATAGATTTTGATGCAATCTCCCAGACCCTGCGCTACCTCTCAATTTATATAAATTCGGAAGTCCTAAAGCTTCAAAAAATTTACGAGTAAATAACATTTTAATTATTTAATAAAAAGCCCCCTACATATGTAAGGGGCTTTCAAAGGTATTATGTTTTATATAGTTTTATTAGGTCTTTGAATTGGCTTTCTGAGATCCTGGCTTACCAGCACCCTTCGCAACTCCAGGCTTTTTACCTTCGCCAGTATCCTTTCCAGTCGTCGGATCGTCATCTGTAACTTTCGCATCACCTGTACCTGTCGACTTACCGCCTAAACTATCAGCAGCTGGATCTGTGGCCTTACCTCCACCATCTGAAGGATCCACTCCTGGCTTAGCGCCATCAGTTGTCGGCTTACCAGATGAAGTCTCATCTCCCTCTTTGACGCCTTCGAAGCTCTCGTCATCAACCGGCTCGTCATCACCGAGACCGAGCTCTTCCTCGTCATCACCGGGAGGAGCTAATTGATCGGCAACTGCTCGGATCGCATCAGCTTGGTCTGGAGTTAATGTTACTGTGACGTCTTCGCCACCTTCATCTCCGAGCTCATCACCGATATCAAGACCAGCATCATCGCCCGGTAACCCGAGTTCGAAGTCATCGTCTTCACCCATTACTTGCTCGTAGAGCTTATCAAATATTGATTTATCTTCTGACATAATATTACCTTTGTTAGAATTATTTATACTCTCCGCGCCGACTTTCTTATTTTTCTCATCATCTTTTTCCTCTGACTCAACTGGCTCTTGTAAGTCCTTTTTAACATCACCGACATCCTTACTCTTCTCATCCGCCTTAACCTCACCTTTTGGTCGTTGAGTTTTCTTATCAACACCGGAGACTGATTCATCTGGCTTTTTAAAATCTTTACTAGATTCAGTTTTCTCACGTACTCTATATTTATGAGAAGTCAACCGAGACTCATAT